TCCCAAAGCTCTACCACAGTGCCAACTGGATCGAGCATCTTAAGCTGGCAGTCACGCTTGTAGAAGTCAGCGTAACCTGCGCGTCCGCTCACCATCTCCTGGTGTGTGCGGAGCCACTCCATCACCTGCTGTGCACCTGAGGGGGCGATAGGATCGTGCAGTGTGATACCAATCGTTCCGAAAGTGAACTTCTTTGCGAGGTAACGTGTGCTGTTGATCCATGGGATAGTGATTTCACCGCCTGTGAACGTGGGGCGCGATGCTTTCGACACGAGGTAGGAGTCGATACCCTCAAGTGCGAAAACCCATCGATGCTGACGCTTCGGCTCAAACTTATTGGGAAGCATGTCGGTGACTGAGAGTGTCTCTGCCATATTAAATTCTCCTGTCTTTAACTATCTATCAAGTAAGAGTCACACCTGCATTGCTGAGCTCAAAGCTGAGTGCGATGAACTCGATGGAGCGGGTAGGCTGGATGAAGATTTTGCCGCGAATCGTGTTGTTCTCGATGTCGGCCTGTGTGGTTGTTGTAGAATCGATCACAACCTTGTAACGATCGAGACCGCCCTTCGCGCGGATCGATGCAAGGATTGGGTTGACGAGGCTGTTAAACCTCTCTAGCGTTGCTGCTGTGTTAGGCTCGAAGATTATCTGGTTCGAGACTGCACGAACTTGACGTCGGAGTGTGATGAGAAGACGACGGACGTTGACTCGATCAAGAGCCGATGCTTTTGCGAGCAGTGTTCGTTGTCCGTAGATCACAAGCTTTCTGTCTGAACTTGATGTGATATCAAGAATTGGGTTGATATGAGCATCGTAGATAGAATCTGCCAATGTGCCTTGCTTAATCTGAGTTGCTGCTGATCCAACTGTTGTGATGACGCCACGATTTGAACCTGCAGGGGCAAACCAGGGATACGATACTCTGTCGTTGTAAGCAAAAGCACCAAGCACACCAACTGAGGGTGGCACACGCTGTGTTGTTGATCCAACTGGAATGTTGATGTCTGGGAAGTAAGCTGCTGCGAAGGAGCTGTTAAGACCACGATTGCTAAATGCATTGATCGTGTTCGAGATGCTTACTTCAGATCCATCATATGAGCCCGTTAAGACAACATTGAAGGCGTTGCGCTCCTCAATATCCATAAGGTAGAGGCAATCAAAGCGATTCTCAACTGCTGATATCGTGTAATCAGTGACAGAGCTGTGCCTGATACCTGGGACTGTGAGAAGGTTGATATCGGCGTCATCCTTGCTTCCCATGATGCTGACCGCTTTACGATAAGCAGCCACAGTTGGCCCTGATGTTCCACCTTGACCTGCGGTGTCATCAATCTCACGTTTCACAGCATCATTAGAAAAGTTAGTCTTATCAGCATTGAAGATGTTGACACCGTCAAAACCGCCCTGTGCGATGAATTGGAACTTCGCGTACGTTCTATTACCCGTCTCGCGAAGGTCATCAACCTGGAAAGCACGTGTTTTTGCTGCATCGTTGATGACAATATTTCCATTTCTGACGTAAGAAGAGTTAACCCACTCAGAGCTGTCAGCACGATTATTAATGGCTGTAGACCCAGTGACAACTTTAATCCTCTCTAGCGAGAAGAAATTATTGTTGAAGATGTCAACATCAAGGACATTACCGTTAGATGTTGCAACACCAGGATTGTTCTCCACATAAAAGTTCATGTTTGAAGGAGCAAAAGATGGGAAGTACTTTGTGTGACTATCAATGTACGGCATCTTTGCAGTCGTAGAATTAAAATCAGACACACCTGGAACGTCAGTAAACTGGATGCCCCACGAGAGCGTCGAATCGGCAATTCCACCATTTGAGATGTTTCTGCGGTATGGAATGGGTGGCTCAACTGCTCTAGTCAAAACGTCTGTCTGACCTGCAGCAAAATGTGCTGCATCTGTTAGATTAGTCAAAAGTAAGCTGCCTGATGTGACTAAGTGACCGTAACCGTGGTGTCCAACAGGAAGTGCAGCTACTGGTACCTCACCTGCCAAGAACGCATCAGACATTTCGACTCTAATGTAAGGATTGAGCACTGGGTAATCGCCGTCTGTGACGATCTTCTGTGAGGTTAATCCCTTGTCAAAATCAAAGTATGTATTTTGATCACCAATGCGCAATGCAATGTAATTACTTGAATTAGGATCAAGCGTCAAGCCAGAAAAGTCAACCCCAGCAACAGGCGTAAGGTTAAAGACACCGCCCACTGGGTAACTGTAAAGAACTAGATCGAACGTTCCATAGCTTTCATCATCTGCACCAGGTACAATGTTTCTTATCTCGAAAACAAATCTTGTGTTGTTATAGGCACCATCACCCACAGTGTGAATTCGGAACAGATCGTACTTTATGCCGCCAAATCCCTGTGAGATAACAAAAGGTGTCTTTGGGTGTGTATATCTGTCACTAAAGTTCTCATAGTTTGGAACTGTTGATGAGCTTGTATCACGTGCCAATGATCCAGTTGTTAGAAACGCTGCATCTTCAAGATTTGCGTAGATGCGTGCAGATGTTTCATCAAGAAGTCCTGATCCAGTTACAACAGCGAGTGCAGGTGGAACATCATAGTAGGCGTAGAGATAGTGTCCCTTTGCTTCAATCTGTGTTGGATCTGTATTTATGCTTGCATTTTGAGAAAAATGATTAGGATTTGCAGGATCAAATGATGCTGTAATTACATTCGCTGTGCCTGTATAACCATTTAACAACATCACAAAGGTTGAGTCTGTCATATTGACAGAGCCCGTTAGAGCACCATTTGGTCCACCAGCCGTTGCTGCCGTGGACGCGGGTGCGTTAGAGGCATTGAAGTTGCCTGACAGCGTTAACGTGACACCGGACGGTGCAAGCAAAACAGCACGTAAAATCGGCTGTGATGTTGAAGTAGTCTGTACACCTGCGTCAGAGAAGATAGTGCTGCCGGCGCTCTCTGACATATAACAGCCAAGGAAATATGTACGTCCGGGAACACCAAGGTCAACTGCATCAACATTTCTACCAACTACACCGTTTGATTGAACCTGCTTAGATCCCACAACGAAGCCTGCATTAGTCACTTGACCTGTTGCTGTGCTTCGCTGTTGACCATTGCCTACACCAAGCGTACGTAAGAAAGTTACAGATGAAGGTGAGGCTGCATTGGCAAAGTATTGCTGCCCGGCGAGGGCACCGAAATCAGTCGATGCAGGTTCTCCAAAGACGCGGTTAAAATCGCCGACAGAACCCACAACAACTGGTACGAAGGCAGGGCCTGACTGTGCTGTACCAACAATTCCTGCTGATGGGCCCGATGGTGTTGTTGTCGTAACACCTGTCAGATCAACTTCCCCTGAGTAGACGCCTGGTATCATTCGTAAATCCTCTCTTATTCCTAACTATCAATCAAACGAAGCTTGCACCATTATCAGTCACAACGAAATCAACTGAGATGAACTCGATTGCTCTAGTTGGTATGATGATGACACGTCCGTTTAGGCGGTTTGCAATCACATCTGTTTGTGTGTTGTTTGTCTCATCGATGACGACTCTAAATCCTTCGATGCCTTGCTGAGCTTGAACCTGTGCAAGCGCTGGATTGATGAGCGAAACGAGTGCAGATCTTGTTGCAGAGTTGTTTTGCTCAAACAAGAACGTCTCAGAAATTCCGCTCACAATTCGCTTCACCTCATTGACAAGACGCCTGACATTGACACGATCAAGTGCGGATTTTCCAACCTGTAGCGTCTTTTGTCCAAATATTACATAGCCTGTGCCTGGGAAGGATGTAATCGGGTTGATGCGATTATCGTAGAGGAAATCACGATCATTAGAGTTGAGTCGAACTGATGTTGATGAGACAAAGTTAAGAGCGCCCCTGTTGAAACCCGCTGGAGCGTACCATGGATGTGCAATGGTGTCATTGTAGCCAAGTGCTGCAAGAGCGGCAACAGATGCAGGAACTTTAATCTTACGTGATGAACCACCCTGGTCTGTCATCGACACATCTGGAAAGTAGACAGCGACAAAGTTGTTATTAATGCGCCTTGTCGCAAAGTTATTGCCAGTCTGCTGCACATCTGGTCTATCATTTGTCTCACCAAAGACGCGATCTCCATTGTAGTCATATCCAGGAATATCCATCAGGTAGATTGCAAATCCGTAATTCTGCACAAGAGATGAAACATAGTTTGTAACAGCCGAGTCCCTAATGCCAGGTGTTGCAAGAACATTCACATTAGATGCGTACTTATTGGTCAATATTTCTGCTGCTGTTCTGTAAGCAGTTACAATGCTATTATTAGTACCTGCGCCAGGCGTGTAGGAGCTATTCAGACCTATATTGACAGATGCGACAGCCTTACCACCTGTTTCTGATGATGTAGAACGGTCATTCATCTTGGTCATATCAGAATCAAGAATATTCAGACCATCATATCCACCAGTGAAAATGTTGGTAAACTTTGCATAATTGGTAAATTTGTTAAAATAAACTGAGGACGTTACAGCATATAAAGATGCCAACGTTAGTCTATCACCTTCTCCTGTCGGCTGTACAGTGTAATTTGATGGATTAACGACACCATTACGAATGTAAGCTGTCTCCAGAATGTGTTGTTCTGCAGTTCCTGTAATATCGGCCAGAGAATTTACTAATGTCCTGCCATTCAAAGAGTTCTTCAGAGCAACCTGCGCAAGTGTAAACTTATTATTACAGAATGCATCTGCTGCAGATCCTGTTACAAGAACATCGAGCTTCTGGATGCCAAGCAGTTTGCTGTATGATGTTAGTAATGTGTTAAACGTTGAGCTATCGTTTGAACGAAGTATGGCATTGCTTATACTTCCTGTAGCTGGTACTGTTTCTGACTTTACACCCCAGTAGTAAGATGCATCAACAATTTCAAGATTGCCTGGCTTGCCGACATAGCCGCCTGCTGGATCAACAGCGTTGGTTGTCACCTTAAATCTCATTGGAACAGGTGGGAGAATTGACCCTGTGTGTGCAGTAAGTGCTGTTGTACTCAAGACTCCTGCAAGTCGGCGTGCTGTATTGTTTCCATATCCAGGTAAAGCAGCTGTATTATCTGTCATTGTGTCTGCGGTTTTGATGACAGGAAGGCCGCGGAATCCAAATGGTAGTGCGTTAGCGGGAACTCTCTTTAGTTCTACATTGGGATGCATCACAATTCTAACGCGTGTAGACACATTTCTGCGTGTGCCTGATGTGTATGATTTACGCTCTTCAGATGATAGCGCATCAAAGTTAAAGAATGACTTTTGATCACCAATTCGACGTGCAACGTAGTCATCGTCGTCTGGGTTAAGTGTGCAGTTAGGATACTGCTCCAAGATTATTGGATTTTTATCAGTGTCATAGAAATCACGTACTTGGACGGTAAAAGTACCGTATGGGTTTGCAGGATCGTTCGACTTAGCAATCGTGCTTATAGATACTTTGTACTTCTGCGATGCATTGGCACCATCGTGCAGTGTCTCAAAGTAGAAAAGATCATATTCACTTGACCCGTACGGTTGCGAGATGAAATATGTTGTCTTTGCCGATGAATAGCGTGTATCAAATCGCCCAAAAGCGTCTCTAAACGTTTGCAAAGAATCGCCTGACGTGGCCGATGTGCTGGATGATCCCGATAGGACTGCAATCGATCCTGCGTCAGTTGATACTACAGCGACTTCTTTCTCTACGGGAAAGTCGGCATAGAGGACATGTTCTTCAATCTCAAATCGTGAGGGATCTGTGTTAAGAATGTTAGAAATATAGGATGAATCTGTAGGATTAAGCGATGCTGTGAGAATTCGAATGCCTGTCTGCCCATCACCTGTTGCGTAACTTGGTGAAGAGCTTGAAATGACAATCTTAAACTTTTGATAGAGAGTGCTTGTTTCTGCAGGATCAATCGATGCATTATCATCAGCTGCATTTGAAGGCGAATAACTCTGATCATAGTCAAGTACCTGCATGCGTGTACCTGATGCAAGCAGCACCATACCGCGAACAAGATGGACAAAATTGTCGCCTGTTGAAACACCAAAGCTGTTATTATCTGTAAAGATTGGATAACCCACGTCTGCAGATGCTGAAACCCAGTGCTTAGCAGTGATGTATTGGACTGCACCTTTGTGACGAGCATCTGTGCCCGCAGCAGGTGTTGTGCCTTTGATGATAAATCCTGCGTTCTTTACAGTTCCTTGGCTCTGTGTGTTTGAAATATCTGTAGTTGTTGAGTTTGCTCCGCACCCCAACACTCTAACGAAAGTAAGCGCTGTACCGTTCTGGAGGTACTGACTAGCACCCTGCAATCCTATGTCAGATGCACGAGGAACACCGAAAACTTGCTGAAGTTGACCGGCATTGCCTACAGTCACGGGCACAAATGCTGGGCCGATCTCTGCGGTACCTACAACACCGACGGGAACGCCTGTCACGCCAGGTGCTGCTGGAGCTGAAAGATCTATCTCTTGCTCAAAGAACCCAGGTGACCTAAAAGTTGTCTCTGCCATCATTACTCCGACTTTAAAGCCGAATATAACTATCCTGTCAAACCTAGAAATGCTCAGTCTAGCGTATCTATCTTCTTAATCTTCTGCGCCGTAAGTATTGTCTCGCCTGCATTTGGAACTCTAGATGTAACTTTAAGGTACTTAGGCTGCGATTGTCCTGTAAAAGGATTGACAATATTCTCAACTACTCTTAATTTTTCAGCACCACGTCTTTCAGATTCATTACCGTTCTTATCTAGAACTTGAATGTCTGTTAGTGAAAATTTATCAATGTTGTCTTTAGTTTTATTGCCTTGTGTCTCATTGACTAATTGTGCATTTTGCTCCCAAATCTCAAAATTAAGCTGGGGAGCGCTAATAAAGCGCCTAAAGGGCGATGGCAATCCTGGGTGCTCGGGTGCAATGATATAGCCTGGCACTTTTATGTCAAAGTTAACTTTGATGATACGCTCGTCGCTTGTAAAATCTTCAAGGTTGTCTGCATTGCTAAATGTATTTTGTACAAAAGCAGTAAATGTGTACCCTTTATCGGTGTCTAATACAAATTCTGGCGAAGGTCCGCTAAACTTCATCATAAATGTTTCAATTAGCTGATTCATTTGCTGCATGTATTGCGTCCAAAAAACAACGTTGTAAGTAATTCCTACAAATTTTGGATATGGTACTGTAATAAACTCGTAAATGTTGTTAGAAAGGTCGTTAGACAGAGGTTTGTATTTGGGTACACTTTTGAAGCTAAGCGGCGCGCCTTGCCGCCTTGAAGCAACGGTCCCTTCAACTGCTTGTGTGCCAGGCGCAGAATCTGTGACAGCAATGTGACTTCTCGTGGCAGCATCATTTTGATTTTTAAATCCCATCGTGTTAATTAGTTTTTGATAGTCACGATCAGCTTTATCGAGCTTCTTTTTAATGTAGTAATCACCTGTCTGTCTAATGCTTATTGCTGTTCCAAAGACGTCTGCTTGCGTCTTGTGACCAATTGCTCCGCGCTTTATTGATATGAGCGGCAAGATGAGAGTATTGTTTTTATCACGCAGAGGATTGTCGCGTCGTGTTAGCGCAAAACGTTCACCCGATGCAAAGATGACAGGAACTCGTGTCGTCTGATTGTTAACTTTTGTCTCAAAAGCTAACACTTTGTTAAAGAGATTAAAGATAGCACGATCTATGTCTTCAATGCCCACAGGTGGAATTGAAAAATCATCTGGTACATTTGTACCTTCGTATCCAGTCTTAATTTTATCCGACATTATTATGACTCATCGTAGAAAGCGGAGCCAACACTCTCAGGATCGCCACGAGGCGAAACTTCAGCAGGTCCTGTTATAGGAGCATCAAGAACACCTGACTTCTGGAGATCTCTAGAGTCTCCCGTTGGTCCCAAACGATTTTCAGCAAAGCCGCGCTGTTGAACAAAAGTCTTCTGGACAGCATCATCATCTGAATATGCTTCTGAGGTAGGTCCAAATACTTTAGTAATGAATTGACCTTTTCTAGCCTGCTTACCTGTTACAGTTATGTAACTCTTGTGCTCTATTTGGCCAAATATAACATCAGTCATTGGTGACTTAATAACTTCAAAAAACGTCTCACCGTATGAAAAGAAATCACCCTCGCGGACGTCTATTTGTTTATCAAGTAAATCTCTTTCCTGTATGTAGCACTCGATGTTGTAGTATTCTTCTGAGCCGAATCGATTAGTTCTGACTTCTTGTGGTGAGTACTTAACAAGCGCTTCAATCTCTATTGGATTTTCAAAGATCTTGTTGGGTGACTCCTCATACACGTCGTGTACTCTCGATTTGATCTCAGAGATCGAGAAATAGTATATTTTTTGACCAATAACATCTTTAACGACCTCTTTCATGATGTCGTTTATGAAATTAAGCTCTCGCTCAGTTATGAATAGACGTGCCACTCATCACCCCATGAAAATTGCTTTGCCGTTAGGAGGTGGTATAAACTTTAACTGTTTGCTCAAATTCTCAGATCTTGTTGCTTGCTGCTCAATTAACTTATCATAAGTCATCGTATCAAGCATCTCTTTGAGCTTAGTAATGAACTCTTTTCTGTCCTCACGACCCTTTGAAACTAGGTCGGCACCATTAAGTGTAACGTTACCACCTGGGACAGGAAGAGTACCCATCTTACTTCTGATATAGCCTAGCGTCTCCATGCTCAACGCAAGTGTATACTGGCGAATCCACTGTCGACCTATGGAATTGATTCGATTGTATTGCAGATTACCAAACGGTATATTAGACAGATTAGATACACCATACAGAGATTTATCATTAAAAGCAGGATTTAGTGGATCCTGCATAAATTTTACTCTTATAAAGAGGCGGGGCATAGGGCTTGTGTACTGAGTCGGCATAGGATAAATTCTTATCTTAGTACCAATAATCTTGTAACTGTAGTTTGATCTACGAACACGATTTGAAAGATCGAGCTGGCCGGCTCTCAATATATCTTCAAAGACAGGTAGCACATAGAAAA